AGCAGTACCGTTAAAGGCAGTAACGGCGTGGCAAGTTCTTTTAGCACTATTTCTACAGTAGGTGGTTCAGGCGGTCATAGCCGCGATACGACCGGCGCAGGCGATACCGGAGGCAGTTCAGGCGGTTGTTCTACGGTAGACCAAACACCCGGGGCAAGAACGACTGGACAAGGTTTTCAAGGTGGTAGTACTAATTTTGGTTCCGGTGGTGGTGGTGCTGGTGCAGTAGGTGTAAATGGGTCTGCAACGCTTCCTTACGCAGGTGCCGGTGGTAATGGTGTACAGGTCGCAATAGCGACCGGCTCAAATGTTTATTATGCGGGCGGTGCAGGTGGCGGTGGCAACAATGATAATTTTAACCCTAATCGTATTGCTGCCGGTGGTTCAGGCGGCGGTGGTTCAGGTGGTATTTCAAACCCTACAGTTGCGGCAACGGCTGGAACGGTAAATAGCGGCGGCGGTGGAGGCGGTGCTGGTCTTAATACCGCAGGTGCAGCCGGCGGCTCTGGAATCGTAATTATTGCTTACCCTGACACTTTCAAAGCGGCAACACTTACAAACTTAACTTATACCGAGCCTACGCGCGCAGGTTATCGGGTTTATCAAATCACGGCTTCTAGCGCAGGAACGATTACTTTCTAATGGCTCATCACGCAAAAATAGAAAACGGCATTGTGACGCAAGTCATTGTCACTTGCGATTCGGATGAAGATACTTTTGCAGATCGTATGCTTGCCGAAACGGGAGAACAATGGGTAAGGACAAGCTACAACGGGCGCATCCGTTACAACTACGCCGGGCTAGGTTATGTGTACGATTCAATAAGAGACGCATTCATCCCGCCTAAGTGTCATAATGAAGCGACAATCGATGAATCGACTTGCCGATGGATTTGCACAAATTTGGAACACGATGTCGAATTTCCCGGATAACACAGCCGCGCGATTGATTCAAATTGCCGAAGTGGAAATCGGTTACATTGAGACTTTTGACAATCTCACCAAATACGGTGAATCAATGAAGGCTAATGGCTTACCTTGGTGCGGATCTTTCGTGAATTGGTGCGCAAAAAAAGCAAAGGTCAAAATTCCCAATACCGTCTCAACGGTGAACGGTTCAAATGCTTTTAAGAAGCTTGGCAAATGGGTCGATGCACCGGCAAAGCCGGAGCCCGGATGGATCCTTTATTGTGATTTTCCGGATGATAATGTCAATCGAATTTCGCATGTCGGTATCGTCGTGAAGGATCTTGGCAAAGGATGGTGTGAGACTATTGAAGGCAACACATCCGGAGCCGGGGGATCTCAACGCAACGGCGGCGAAGTAATGCGCAAGAAAAGGCAATACTCCAAAGGTGGTTCCATCGTGGGATTCGGAAGGCCGGATTTTAAGGAGCAAGCATGAGCAAGCACACAATCAACACTTTGAAGCAAATGAGCGGATCATGGGCACGCGCGGCGATTTCGGCTGGGCTTGCTTATTACATGGCGACCGGATCGATGGATCTCAAAGCTATTGCATCCGCGGCTTTGGCCAGCGTAGTGCCACCAATTTATCGTTACCTCAATCCAAAGGATTCTTTGGGTAGATGATTCGCGCCGTATCATTCGGGATTGCGGCGGCTTTGATTTTGGGGGGGTGTGGGTATGACGGATCAATCAGATATCCATGCCAAGAGTTCCAAAATTGGGAAACCGCCGCATGTCAAAAAGGTGGAGCATGCGAGGCCGATTCGACCTGCACTCGAGACCTTGTGGATCAATAGGGCAAGCAATAAAGTGCAAAAAAGACTTGCTCCCGAGGACATTCATGCTCGGTTGATTCTTATTATAGGTGCAACCCTTGCAATCACTTTTTTGATCTTGGTATTTTCGGCATGTTATGCCTTAGTATTTGTCACGCAACCAATGAAGCAATCGCCCAACGATGCCGCCTTCATCGATTTGCTTAAGACTCTTGCTATATTTTTGACAGGATCTCTTGGTGGGGTCTTGGCCGGCAATGGTCTCAAATCCAAGGCAAAAAGCGAGGAACCTAAGCAATGACATCTTTGGCCGTGATAACTCCATCACGCGGAAGGCCACAAAATATCAAGGATTTGATTTACTCATTCAATCAAACAAAAACCACCGCCGATCTTTGGGTCGTATGCGATGACGATGATCAAGAGCTTGCCGGATATCAAGCTCTTGGTCTTGCAAATCTTTTGATCTTCGACCGTACACAAAAGGGCATGGCTAGACCGTTAAATCTTGCCGTGCGATCAATCTTGCAATCACATAAATACTCACACTTTGCATTCTTAGGCGATGACCATAGGCCGAGAACGATGTATTGGGATCTTGATTTCACAAATGTGCTTGATCAAGGACTTGGCATGGTGTACGGCAATGACCTATTTCAGGGTGAGAATCTACCCACGGCAATCGGAATGCATGGCACGATTGTCCGGGAACTCAATGGCATGGTGCCCGAGGGATTATTTCATCTATATCTTGACAATTTTTGGAAGCAAATTGGATTGGATATTGGCGCATTGACATACTTGCCCGAGACAATCATCGAGCACATGCATCCACTTGCCGGCAAAGCACAAGTGGATCAAGGATATGTCGATGTGAATGCACCCGAAATCTATGATGCAGACAAGATCGTCTTTGATGCATACATTGATTCGGATGAATATCGAGCTCTTGTAAGGCGATTGATTTGAAGATCCTTATCACGGGATCATCCGGCTTTGTCGGTCGAGCATTTATGCGCTCGCCGAGATTGTCACAAGCTGCACTCACTTGCATCGATCTTAAAAATGGCGATGATGCGCGAGATTTCTTTCGGCAAGACAATACGCGATTCGACTTGGTGATCCACTTGGCGGCCGTAGTAGGTGGCCGAATGCTCATCGAAGGATCGCCGTTATCTTTGGCCGTGGACTTGTCACTAGATGCGGAGATGGCTTCATGGGCTATTCGCACCGGCCAGAGTCACATCATTTACTTCTCATCAAGTGCGGCATATCCGGTCAGCTTGCAGACCCTAGACCGCCGGCACTTGCTCCAAGAATCCGACATTGATCTTGATAAAATACAAAACCCGGATCTCACTTATGGATGGGCAAAATTGACGGGTGAGATGTTGATGCAATACCTACGCCGTGAAGGTGTCACGGTGCTAACCCTTAGACCATTCTCCGGATATGGCACCGATCAAGATCTTGACTATCCGTTTCCAAGCTTCATCAATCGAGCAATACATCGTGAAGATCCTTTCCAAATATGGGGATCGGCCGAGACTTGCCGGGATTGGATTCACATAGATGACATCGTGGAAGCAAGCTTGACGATGGCGAGTGCAAGGGTGAATGAGCCGGTCAATCTTTGCACCGGAGTGGCCACAAGCTTCGGCCAATTGGCGGCGATCGTGGCCGGGATCATGGATTACAAGCCGGAGATCAGAGTCGAGCACGATATGCCGAAGGGTGTCGCTTTTCGTGTCGGAGATCCGAGTAAAATGTCCGCTTTGTACCAACCAAAGATCTCAATATTTGAAGGCGCGTGGCGTGCAATTCAAAGCTTGATTTGACTATACTTACCTTTGTCGCGCTCCTACCTAACACGCGGCAAAGGGAAGAAAAATGCTTGAAAATCAAAATGATTTGATTGTCATGATCATTGGATTAATTCTCCTAGCAATGGGATATTGCGCCGGACACTTGGCCGGTTATCGCATCGGACACATGACCGGATTTCGCCGGGGCAGATCATCCGCACGCCATGCAAGTCAGGTCAGCAAATGAGCCGCAATGAAGTGCTTGAGCACGCTTTGGCATATACATCTCTCGGATGGTTCGTGCTCCCATTGACACCAAAAGACAAAACGCCATTTACAAGATTGGCACCGCGCGGATTTAAGTCCGCATCAAATGATCCAAGACAAGCTTTGGAATGGTTCGGCAAAAGGCCGGATCTAAATATCGGCATTGCTTGCGCCATGAGCGGCCTTGTCGTATATGACATCGATTTTCGTAACGGTGGCACAATCGAAGATCTTGATCCAACCTTAATTGTCAAGACCGGCAATGGCTTTCATTACTACTATCAAGCCACCGATGGCTTTACTTATCCGGGCAAGCTTCGCAATGGTGTGGATATCAAGTTCAATGGCTATGTGGTCGCCGCGCCATCAATACATCCATCCGGTGCAAGATATGAGCGAGTATCGGATCTATTGCCGCAAAGACTTGCATCATGAACCTAGAGCAAGCGCAAGCATTAAGAGCACCATTTGCAAATGACTTGATCGAGACAAGAAC